GGAGACATTCCCAAGGTATTTAACACCATGATCCAAGCTGAGTCTCGTGGCTTTGGCGACAATGTCAAGCGTACAATTGTCACAAAGTCCACTGGCTACATGGACCTGAAAACCACAATGCCTTGGGCATTTGACAAAACCCTCCCACTTGAAACTGGGATGGCAACAATTTTCGAGACAGTAACTGGCCGAAAGCCAGACTCGAAATAAGGCAGGGCATTCCGTCTTTCCTTAATCCCGCGCTGCAGCGCATAACTAAATCCTAGGAGATAACAATGGATTTTAATTCCGCACTTGATACAAAAGCCTCTGACGTTGAGAAGCCACCAGTCATGCCGCAAGGCACGTACATCTGGAAGGTCTCGAAGGTTCCCTCTCTGTCCACCAGCAAGTCGGGCGAATGGTCTATCGTTGAGTTCCCGATCCGTGGTGTACAGGCTGAGGACGACGTGGACCCGGATGAGCTGGAAGAGTTCGGCGGCGTCGGTTCCGCCATCAACCGGATCAGCTTCATGGCACCGACAGCCGACACACCCGAGGGCGAGGCCGATCGCAAGAAAGCAATGTACCGCATCAAGAAATTCTGCCAAGAGACACTCCGTGTCGACGCAGACGACAATGCGACTTTGCGCGAATTGCTTGACGCCTCTGTCGAATGTCAGTTCCTGGCCCAGGCCGCATGGCGCATGTCCGATGATGGTGAGGAAACTTACATCGACGTGAAGAACTACGCAGCGTTGGATTAATCTGGCATTGCCTTAACTCAGGGCGGGGGTTAATTCCCCCGTCTTACCTCGTTCTAAAGGATGAACTTCGTGAGCATTGAATACCGTACAGTCCCAATTGAGTCTATCATCGTCCACCGGGCTGCGCGCCAACGTCGGGAACTTCCTGCCCTTGACCAACTCGCTGAGAGCATTTCCCGCATCGGCGTAATCAATCCTCCCGTGGTTAATCAAGACCTTGAGCTAATCGCAGGCGAACGTCGCTTCACAGTCTGTCGTGACATCCTTCACCACACTCACATAACCGTAGCGGTACGCGAGACCGAGGCCACACATGAAGAACGGTTCATCGAGCTGGCCGAGAATGTAGAGCGGGAAGAGCTGGACTGGAAGGATAAGTGCTTTGCAGTGGAGGAATACCACAACCTACGCATTTCCGCCGAGGAGGAATGGACTGTAGGCATGACTGCCGAGGCACTTGGCATCGACCTATCCACAGCCGCTCGCCACATTAATCTTGCCGCCGAACTTAACGCAGGCACAAAACTTATTTGCGAAGCCGACAAGTACTCCGTAGCCCGAAACATTCTCGAGCGCCTTCGCGAACGTCGTGCTCAAGCAGACCAAGATCGACTCGAGGCAATGATCAACGGCGAACCTGCTCCAGAGGTGGAAGAAGAGTTGGATGTATCCGATCTACTTTCTGAACCTGATACTCCCACTCCCACTCCCATCATTCCCAACGAACCCGAGACTTCCCCTAACCCTTTCCGTTGCACAGACTTTCACGTCTTCGTTGACAACTACAAAGGGGAGAAGTTTAACTTCATCCACTGTGACTTCCCTTATGGCGTTAATGCAAATAAGCACAAGCAAGGGGCGTCAGATAAATTCGGAGGATATGCGGATAGCGCAGACGTTTACTTCGCCTTACTTTCCTCCCTATCTCGCGCAATGAAAAACGTGGTATCCCCTTCGGCCCACCTCATGTTCTGGTACAGCATGGATCACCACAATACCACCGTGCAGGCACTCACCGACATGGGCTGGAAGGTAAACCCCTTTCCCCTTATCTGGTTTCGCAATGATAACTCCGGCATCATGCCAGACCCCAAACGTGGCCCTCGCCGCAATTATGAAACCGCATTGATCGCCAGTCGCAATGATCGCAAGATCATCCAAGGTGTCTCCAACGTATCCGCTCACCCAAACACCAAACACATTCACATGAGTGAGAAGCCGATCCCAGTCCTCAAGCATTTCTTCCGCATGTTCGTGGATGAAACTACCCGAATGCTCGACCCAACTATGGGCAGCGGCAATGCAGTTGTCTTGGCCGAACACCTTGGCGCTTTCGCTCGCGGCCTTGAGCGGGATAAAGAGTTCTACAACAACGCTCGCAACGCTTACATGCGCGGCGACTACGACTTGGAGGATTTTTAATGACGGACTATACCAACCCTGCAAAGCGCCCGACGTTTGACATCAAGCTGGTGCCGCATACAGTCTGGGAGAATGATGAACTGGGTAAGCCTATCAAGAAAGTGAAATGGCGGGCAGACCTATTTGTTATGCGTGTTACAGGAATTGATGAAGATCATCACGCAATTGGTGAGACACCTTCCGGTGCATTGCTTGAACTCGCCTTGTACTACAAAGAACTTCAGCTATGACTGACCTTCTCATAGTCGGAGACTTTATGTCCCGCAAAGATATGGAAGAGGGCGGTATCTTCTCCGACGGCCTCGGCAAGATGCTGAAAGCATTCCTCCGCGAGCGAGGTATCGACCCACGTTCCGTTGAGTTCTACAACGTAATGAATGACGTGCCTTCACCTCGCGCCACCTTGGATCAGTTGCTCGGCAAGAAAACTGAGGGCATTCCAAACATGAAGCATATTAAGAAAGGGAAGTACGTTAAGGCTGAGTACCTCCCCCACGTGGAGAAACTTTGGCGCAAGGTAAACTACCTCAAGCCCAACCTTATCCTTGCGCTTGGAGACCTACCCACATGGGCGTTGTGCAAAGGGGACAACCCTATCGACTCAGCCCGTGGCCGGATCACAGAGGGCAACAGCGCTATCGGCGGACGCAAGGTACTTCCCACCTATAACATTAAGCAGGTTGTCGCCGACTGGGCGCTTAGAGTAATCCTATTCTCCGATCTAGAGAAAGCCGCACGGGAGATGTGCTTCCCAGAAATGCGGCGACCCCAGCGCTTCCTTCACATCGCGCCTTCTCTCGAGGATATGGAGGACTTCTACAACGAGTATCTTGTGCCCTGTACTCATATCGCCAGTGACATTGAAACCAAAGGCACCATGATCACCTGTGTTAGCTTTGCCCCAACGGAGGACCGAGCCCTTGTCGTACCCTTCTACTCTCAACAGTCTGCCGATGGTAATTATTGGCCCAGTGCTAAGGAGGAAGCCCTCGCTTGGAGATTTGTACAACGTTGCCTCTCCATGGGTAAGGTCGTCGGTGGACAGAATTACCAATACGACATGCAATATGAGTGGCGTGAAATGGGGATACCAAATCCTGATTTTGGATACGATACTATGCTTCTCCACCATGTCCTTCAGCCAGAACTCCGCAAGGGCTTGGGCTTCCTTGCCTCCATATACACCGATGAGATAGCTTGGAAAGGGATGCACAAAGTATCCGCCAGCGACCGTACAACTAAGAAAGGAGATGGAGATGAGTGACTCTATTATCAAACTCGGCACAATGGAAACCTTAACAATCCAGGACCACAGCGCCGCCGACTTCAACGTAGGGCAGTACACGATGGACGTGAATGTGGAGGAAAATTTCCTTCGTGCCAGCTCCGACAAGCCGGCTTTCATTAAGCACCAAATTTCATCCTACTTGGCGCACTGCATTCAGGAAACCACTGTCCCCTCTCACCTTTGGTTCTTCACGCCCGAGCCAGTCGTACTCAAGAACATTCCATCCTTCCCGCAAGTTTTGCTATTCGGAGTTTAACATGATCTACCTAGCCTCCCCATACTCCCACCCCGATCCAAGCGTGATCGAGTCTCGCGTAGAGCAGACCAAACAAGCGATGTATCAATTGCTATCCCAAGGCTACGTTATCTTCTCCCCTATTCTAATGCTGCACGAAACCTGCAAGTCGTACAACATGCCGGGCGAAGCAAAGGATTGGGTTGAGTTTAATTCTGTCTTCCTCTCACGCAGTGACTCCATGTTTGTTCTCTGCATCGAAGGCTGGCGACAAAGCGTAGGCATCGGACATGAGATACTAGAAGCGCAACTAGGCGGTGTTCCAGTCCACTACGTAGACGTGCTTGGAAATTTTGTGGAGCCACTTCTATGAAGATCATCGACACCAGCCAACTTGTCACCGACGAACAACTCGCAGCCCTCACTCCCGATGAAACCTATTGGGTGTACAATGGGCTTGACTCCTGTATCACCGAGGAAATTCGGCAGAAACTTACCGCCCAGTTGGACGACGTAACTCGCCCCATGTACGAGCACACCATTCGTATGCAGGCTCCTATCATGGACATGATGCTGCGAGGGATTAAGGTAGATGAAAGCAACCGTAAGGCTGCCCTTGCTAAAGCCGAGCACGAAAAGCGGCGGCTTCAAGACCTCCTCAATCGCTTGACTAAGGAGGGGCTGGGCTTGGAAAAACCACTAAACCCCGGTTCCCATACACAGGTAAAGTGGTTCTTCTACGAGTTCCTTGGCCTCAAGGTAATCAAAAAGCGCAACACCAAAGGCTTCTATGCCCCGGCAGCAGATAGGGAAACCCTTGAAAAACTCCAGCAGTACTTCATCGCCCAACCATTCGTTCAGCTTATTCTCGCCCTCCGCGATCAGAGAAAGATCATTGGCTTTATCAAAACTCCGACAGACCCTGATGGTAAACTACGCTGTAGTTTCAGCTTGGCAGGCACAAATACGGGAAGACTTAACTCTTCCTTCTCCGACTTCGGAACAGGCACCAACCTCCAAAACGTAGACAACAACTTGCGCTACATGTTCATCGCGGATAAGGGGAAAATCCTTGTTAACATCGACCTCGAACAAGCAGACTCGCGCAACGTTGGAGCGCTTTGTTGGGACTATTTCTACGACGATCATGGACCCGAGTTTGCTGGAAGCTATCTGGACGCTTGCGAGTCAGGCGACCTTCACACTACGGTTTGCAGAATGGGGTGGACCCACTTGGATTGGCCAGAGGACCGTGCGCTATGGCGCCCTGTTGCAGATGGATTGGCCTACCGTACTTTCTCTTACAGGGACATGGCGAAGAAGCTGGGACATGGAACTAATTATTATGGCCAGCCTCCCACCATGTCAATGCACACGAAAATTCCCGTCGCGGAAATCGTATCTTTCCAGCACAACTACTTTGGCGCTTTCCCCTGTATCCCTGCGTGGCACAAGGAAACAATCCACAGGCTACAAACTACAGGGCAGCTTACTCACCTATTCGGAAGGCGGAGAAGTTTCTTCAAGCGATTGGACGACCAGTCTACAATTAATGCTGCGATCGCGTACTGCCCACAAGGCATGACGGGGGAGGAGATTAACCACGGCATTCTTAACTTATTCACTCATCCCGATATCGAGTTGCTTATCCAGGTTCACGACTCAATCCTCTTCCAAGTCCCTATAGACAAAGTCAACGCGCTTGTGCCTATCGCACTCGAATTGCTTAAGGTAGAAATAGAGCTTCGCGGCGGGCGCAAATTCCACGTACCCCTTGAGGCGGAGACGGGATATAATTGGGGCAAGCGGAAACTTAACAAAGACGGCAGCCTCAAGCAGAATGAATACGGCCTAACCACATGGACAGGGGAAGAAACCCGATCCCCTCCACGAAAACTAATGCAGAAGCAAGTGACACTTGCAGAGTATCTCTAAGGAAAACTGATGCCTAGAAAGCTGGACAATTGGGTAGACGCCTTCGTGGACTACACGGACAACCTACCCTCGCCAGAACTTTTTCGTAAGTGGTGTGCGATTAGCTGCGTTGCGGGTGTGCTTGAGCGCAAGACATGGGTAACTGCTATGGGCAGTGCTCTCTACCCTACCATGTACATCATCCTCGTGGCCCCACCGGGAGTGGGTAAGACTGTGGTAACCTCCCTTGTCCGTAAAATCTGGGCGGAAATTCCTGACCAATACCTTGCCGCAAGCAGTGTAACCAAGGCCTCTCTGATCGACGACTTGCGGGAAGCAGAGCGCACTATCATCCGGCCACAAGAAACGCCGAGCACGCAAGTATTCCACTCCCTCAAAATCGCGGCCAACGAACTAGGGGTGTTTATCCCCAGCTACGAAAACGATTTTATGAACGTGCTTACAGACATCTACGATGGGCATGGGTATTCCGAACGTCGCCGCACAAAAGACATCAACTTCAACCTCGAGAAACCTCAGATCAATTTCCTTGCCGCTACCACTCCCGGATACCTTAACAACATGCTGCCGGAAGGCGCTTGGGATCAGGGCTTTCTTTCCCGCACCATGCTTGTGTACTCCGGAGACCTTCGCCTGATCTCTCCCTTCTCCAACCTTCGCACAAAGACGGATGAGCTTAAGCCCCTTGTGGCCGATCTTAAGTCAATCGCCCTCATGTACGGTGAATTCAAATTCGAGGAAGAAGCTGCTAACGCCCTTGTCCAGTGGCACCTTGGTGGCGGGAAGCCTACCCCAGACCACCCCAAACTGCACAACTACCTAACCCGGCGTACATCGCACTTGATTAAACTTTGCATGATCGCCAGTGCTGCGTCCGGCCCCGGCTTCACAATCACCCTTGACCATTACACAACCGCGATGGACTGGCTTATTGAACTCGAGCACTATATCCCCGACATTTTCAAGTCAATGCAGACGGGTGGCGATAGCAAGGCCATCGAGGACACATGGTACTTTGCGATGAAGCTGTATGCCTCAACCAAAAAACCAATTGAAGAACGGAAGATTATACAGTACCTGCAACAGCGTGTGCCCGCCCACAGCATTGATCAAGTGATCACTATCATGCTCCGGGCGAAGCTTATGCAAGAGGTTGAGGTGAATAAGATCGGAAAATGCTACATCCCGAAAAGCGCCCCTACGGATATTTAAACCGTTTCCGCTGTGATTGTCGCAGTCCCTGCCAGCACACGTGCACGGCCTGTCATGCGGCTCCCTGCAAGGCTCAGGCAGTGGAAGCGATAGACCCCCGCCCCTTCGTCCGTCACCGTCCAGTGATACGCGCTGGGGATAAGCGTCGGGGCTTGCCCGCTCTCAATGTATGCAATCACGCTTGAGCCGATCTGGATCACGCAGGCGTCAACAGTCGTCCCGCCTTCCGTGTGGAACTGACCCTCATCTGTGGCCTCGACCAGCCAGCTATTGCCCTCCGCTGACCATGCCTGCGGGACATAGGTTCCCTTCACCCCGAATGCCGGGGCGGGCGTGTCCTCAACAACGCAATAGTTCGGCAGATCAATCGGCAGTCCCGTGGTGTAGTCAACGACATTATCCACGACTACCGGAGGCGTGGGTTCTCGGCTGGCCTCTGCAAGCCCTGCGGTGTTGCTGTACGGGAAGAAGTAATCGCCGTTAATCCCCGCCCCGATCCACGAGTGCCGCAACACATAGGGGCCTTCCAGCCCGTCATAAATGCTCTCGTCCCAGTCTGTGGTGTTCGTCAGCGGGTCTTGGTTGTTGTTGCCGTTGATGTTGGATGTGAAGAAGCGCACGCCGCGCTGGCAGTTCTCGCCATCGCTAAACGTCTTGTACTGAGACCAGCCGTCCTTTCGGCCATAACCGATGGGATACACGCCGCGCCATGGCTGGGTAACCAAACCCTCCCGCAAGGAAACACCCATAACGGAGGTGGAGAACTCATCTCTTGTGGAGCGATCCACATTGGTCGCACCAGCGAAGGTGTCGCTGTTTGCTGGCATATCGACAAGGGTAAACCCGATGTAAGTGTCTCCAGTCGGCGTGTTGAACACATCTGTGTGCGGGTCGTACCATGACCAGTTGGTGTTGCTGCCAGTGCCGGACGGAAGCGCATGACCCGTTCCGTCAGTCAGCTTGAGATAGCGTCTCTCGCTATCACCGCCCTCGCCAAACACAACATCACCCACCACGTAGGCCGTGCCGGAATTGTAGGTCAGGGTTGCCGCTGGCAGGTTTTTCGGTGGACCAACGTAGCACTCCTGAATGGAGCAATCACTGCCCTTGATGCCGTCGCCGCCCAAGTTGACCAGACGGCTGCGGAAAACCTCCATGCTCCCGGTGTTCCAATCGTTCTCTCTACGCAGGAGATTGTCCGCCCCGCCCGCCCCATCAAAACCATACAGGGTGGTGTACTCTACGCGCAGAGCGTTGTTGTCTCCGCGAAGCTGGATGAAGTTGAAGCCGCCAGATTCAAACTCTCGCTCTCCCATGAGGCACTGCGAGACTGTCACGTCAACAGTGGAGAACGTGTACAGCGTGAGATTCCGCCCGCCTTGGCTGGTAAAGTCCAAATCGTCAAAGGTGACCGGAGAAGTGCTGCCTTGAACAAGCTGAGGCAAGTCGCCGCGCGGTGCCCAGTTGCCCGGCAGATTACCGATGGCGTCTGTAATTGTGCCTGTGTTGGTTCGTCCTGTCTCCGTAGTCAGTGATAGCGCCTCGATCTGCGCTCGCAATGTAGATACAATAGGGCCAGTAGCCCCACTATTCCAAAAAGGGCTCATACCCTTCTTCCGAGTAAACGGGCTGGCGATACTCATGCGTGATCCACCAGCACTACAGCCTGCGAGCCGCCATTAGGCCGTGCCCAAACGCGGTTGGCTCCCGACAACGGGGTCAGTGCGGTAAGTGCTTTCATCTGTTCCCCCGGAGCATTAAGGCTTTGGTATACCCAGCCTTGATCCTCATCCGTTGGAGGCGTGGTGCCTGCAGTGTACCGAATTTGCACAATGCCTGACAGTACCATAAATGAAATTGTAGTGACATCGGCATTAGTCAACTGCGTCCATTCGCCGCGAGGACACGTAAGCGCAACTTGATTATGAGCCATTAGAAGTATTCCTTGTCTAAGAGAAAGCCTGCCCCCGAAGGGACAAGCAGTTTAGTTTATTCGCCCAGCACGCGATCCAGCTGTTGCATCGCATAGCGTTCAACCAAGCGGTCAAGGACACTATCGCCGGGCACCAGTGCAGCTACCGCATCGGGTACCGATTGCCGCACATGCGCAATTGCCAGCGCCTTGATATCCTCCATCCCTTTCTTAGGGCCGTGCTGAACAGCAGAGCGTACCCCAGTAAGAATGGCGGAATGTAGCGCTTCCCGGTGTTTGGCTTCGACTTCAATTCCCGTGGCCATCTGGAATGCCCCTGCTGCACGTGTGATAACGTAAGTCAGGATCGCGCCAAACAGCGTCAGCACTGAATTGATAATCGCGTCGTTAGAGAGAATGTCTTCAAGCATTGTCTTACCTCTTCTTGTTTTCGCGGGCATCATGCTCCGCAATCAACTGCCGAATTTTATCAACCAATTCCTCGGCAGGGTTTACCCATTGGGTAGAAGGTGTGGCAGGTGCAGCGAGTGGTTCGCTGTTATACCACTTAACCACGTTGAAACCTGGGCAAGCCTTCGCGGCAACTTGGTTGTGCCCTATCAGTTTCAATTCATGCTTCGCCTTAGAGCGAATGCTTTTGATCAGCTTACGCAGTGTGGTATCCTGCGCAACAGTGAAGTGGTCTGAGAATTGATCATCCTCATGTGAACCGTGTCCACCCGCCAGTGCCAGATGGATAACATTCTTATTCCAGCCTTTGGCCCCTGCCCCGGTTTCTTCCCAGACATCGCCGTCAGCATCCAAGTCACGGCCCTTGGCCCAGTCACCATCCGGCCCAATGATAGCGGCGTAGGCTACGCCCCGCCAGCCGTTGTCCACCACATGCCAGTGTGTGACCTCTTTCATAATTTCTTTGGCAGTCTTGCCTTCTCCCCACGCTTTTCTCGTAGCAAGACAGTGCACCATTATATGCGTTTTATGCGGTTTAATCATTAGTCTTCCTTTCGTCCTCTCCGTGCATTTTCCGCCAAAGTCTGTGCGGGTAGAATGCTACTGTTAAAATGTTGTAGTTGTTCCGATCCTGCGGAGGGATAAGCAACATGTATCCCTTAAGTGCTTGATACCCTGCATACCACGCAAAGGCATTCCACACTACGTTGGATGGATTACCCAGTCCAAACCCATTGAACCAATCCCACCAGACCGATCGCGCCACAAACTGAAACGCCATCCAGAAAATAGCGATACCAAAGTGTATATTGGCTGGCCCACAAAATCGCAACGCATAGTGGCGAAAAGAGACCATAACCAGTATGCCTACAATTAGCGCAGGAATACCTGTCATTTGGTTTAATTCAATCATTCTCTAATCCCCTTGATGGCTCAGTAGTTTGCCCAAAGCCTCGTTGACTTTATCTTGCATTTCATTCAATCGTTTTTCATCTTCACGCTGCTTTTTAATCTGCTCAGTCAGTCGTTCATGCTCCGCTTGTTTGGCAGATTTTTCAAATGGCCAAAACATTTACTGCCCTCCCCTGTCCACCAGCATAAAGATTTTCTCCAGCAAGATCAGGGTCTTGGCATTGTTCGTATCCTTCTCCCCAACAAGCTGGAACATAGAGTCAGTTAAACTCTCATTGCGTTTTTCCTTCTGCCAATTCAACCAGACAAGCCAGATGATAACAACACCAGCCAATCCATGCTCAATCACAATAGGTCCGATAAGTTCAAGTAGTTCTGTCATGCTATATCCTAGTAACCCAGACTCCACCAACCCGCTCTTTCAATACCCCTGTTTCCCAAACACCTGCGACCCGGCCCTTGAGTACCCCGGCAACAAAAGCACTACCATTCCAACCTTTTAACACACCTCCAGCCGCGTCCTGTGGCCACTCGAAAACTTCAATCCCATAGCGACTGGTTTGCCCATCGTCAGACTGACGGAGGCGCAACGTGGTGGCGTCGGTTAGCGTCAGGTTAACATAACCACGAGGGAAAGCCGTGCCCGTCCCGGTGCCGTCCGTCGAGCCTGTCACGGACGCCTCGGCAAGCGTCACAGCTGTAATGGTCACGTCTTGAACTTCTTCCTCACCAGTGCCTGCCATGTCGCCCGTCAAGCGCTGAACAGTCAGGTCAGAGTTGCTGAGAAACCAAACAGATGTACGCCGATTGGCAAAGTCACCGTTGCTGAGGAAGTTAATATTGCTGTTCGATGTGATATTAGTACGAGCGGAACTATCATCCAGACCAGCACTAGCTGAACCGTAAGTAGGTTGCATGTGGTGAATTGTGGTGTTGAAGTCACTCAGAGCCGGAGAAATAGTTTGGTCGCTGTTGGTGCTGCCTTCGGTAAATTCCTGTTGATGCACAGACCAGTTGGAACCGACATACTCAACAATCGCGTAGGAAACTTCCGCGCTGCTTGTGCTGTTGCGGCGCTCAAGCTCGAAGTTGCTGCCGTTGAAGCGGGCCATGAACTGCCCGTCATTGATGTTATTTCGGGTGCTGTTGGCTGTTGATTGCCCGGTGATCCAAATCAGGCCATCGCCTGTAGATACCAAGCTGCCGGGGTTGGCGTAACTGCCAGACAGGGACGCAGCCGCAATGGTCTTGACGCCACGTTCGCGCACAATCCACTCATTCGCGCCACCCGTTGGCCCGATGTATTCGATGACTTCCCAGTCAACGCGACAATCCAAGCCTGTGCCTTGGCGGGTGATAACCACGTTGCTGCCGGAGTATTCCAGATGCGCGGTGAACTGGTCCCCGTTGTGGTTACCGCCCCCGCTGATCTGGCCCATGCCGCTGTGGCGGGTGTTGGTGATGCGGGCAAACCACTTAGTCGCGCCCGTGTCCGTCAGCGTGAAGTCTGTGCTTTCCGTCAGCGTGGCGGTTGTCGCCCCAGATGCAATGACCGTGCTGCCACGGGTGACATTTACGGATGGTGTGGCGCTGCCGCCACCTCCCCCACCCGCCCCCGTGACAAGATACTGCTGCGTGGTGTTGTCGGCCTGCGGCGTGTCGTATGTGTCGGTGATCGTGAAGTCTGTGCCGTTGTCCGAATAGGAAATGCGCACGCCTTCAACGTCAATCGAAGAAATTTCATCCGTTTGGACTTGAATTTCAGCAATGTCTTTTTCGTTGCCCGCGCCAAAATCCTGCTGAATCCAGACCCACGCACCAGCGGCATCCGAACCGTCAGAAGCCCAGAACCCCCCGCCGTCGCTGAATGCGTTGGCAGGGCCGTTGGGACCGTTCTGGCTTTGAGCAGATGCAAACGCTGAACTTGTAACGTCAGCGCCACCAACGGTTTCGCGCATCTCAATTTCATCGGCACCCGTTGGTACAGATACCGCTGAAACCTTAAATTCAACACGCCAATATCTATGTGCAGCCATCAGCTTACATCCAACCAGAGGTCACCATCAGAGGGGCTAACGGGTTCCGTTGCTGAGACTGTGATAGTTGAACCATCCGCTCCATCCGCTCCATCGGCGCCCGCAGCACCAGTCGCACCTGTGGCTCCTGTCGCACCTGCAGCTCCGGTAGCCCCTGTAGGCCCAACGAGGGAAGTAGCCCCACCCCATGCACCTCCGGTTTTCGGTCCATAGATAGCGTCGGCGGCAGTGTCGATGTAAAAGTCACCGTCTACCCCAGTGCCTCCACCGGGAACACCCGTGCCGTTGAGTACTGTCTTGCCATCAGCGCCATCTGCCCCATCAGCGCCGTCCGCTCCGGCCGCACCTGTTGCTCCAGTTGCACCGTCCGCACCTGCCGGACCTGTATCGCCTTGAGGTCCGGTGGCTCCGGTGGCCCCTGTATCACCTTGGATACCTTGGATACCCTGAGGCCCTGTGTCACCCTGCGGACCAGTTGCGCCTGTGGCACCCGTAGCCCCCGTGGCACCATCCGCGCCGTCTGCACCTGCGGGACCAACCAGCGATGTTGCACCGCCCCACGCGCCCGCAGTCTTCGGACCATAGATAGTATCCGCTGCGGTATCAATGTAGAAATCCCCATCAACTCCAGTCCCGCCGCCCGGTGCACCAGTTCCATTCAATACGGTTTTACCGTCAGCGCCGTCTGTACCATCTGCTCCATCGGCACCTGCAGGGCCAGTAGCTCCGGTAGCCCCGGTAGCACCAGTAGCTCCATCTGCCCCCGGATCACCTTGAGGGCCTTGTGCGCCAGTCGCGCCCGTAGGTCCGGTTGCACCTGTAGCTCCGTCAGACCCATCGGCTCCGGCAGGCCCAACAAGTGAAGTACCACTGCCCCAAGCCCCACCAGTCTTCGGCCCGTAAATCTCATTGCCAGATGTGTCGATGTAGAAATCGCCATTGACTCCATCGCCTGGATCAGGGGCACCAGCACCGTTCAGTACTGTCTTGCCGTCTTCCCCGTCAACACCACCTCCGCCTCCACCAGAGCCACGGGCAGTCCACCCGGTATTGCCAGAACCAGTAGATTTGAAATAGGCTTCAGTCCCTTCCGCTCCATCCTCTCGAATAAAGATAGAACCAACTGGCGCGGCTTCAACGCCTTCGGGAGAACCTGTACCTGTGAGGATAATAGTGTCCCCACTCCCCACACGCAGTCGATTAATCCAACCATTGTTAAACCGGAAAGAAGCACTGCCGAGGTTCTTCGTCAGGTTAGCGTTCGGGCGAATAAACTCTGCGATCAGACTTTGGTTAACCGCAAGTTGCTCTACCGTCGAGTTACCCAACACACGCAACTGTTTAAAGATGCGGAACCACACACCAGTAGTCTCATGGATTGGTTCTTTGTTATGTGAGACTTTGAACGACATATGCTGTTCAACCCCGTCTTGAAACCACTGTCCAGAATTGGACATGTCCAAGCAGAAGGCATCCGCCATCATCATAAATTTAGCAGTCTGCTCTTCATTTCCGCCAAGCAATTTGTATGAATGCTGGACAGAATAGTCCCGCTGCCAGACTACTTGAATAGTGGCATCGGACAGGGAACCGAGGTTTGTGTTGAGCGTATAGTTATACCGATCAGTCACAGCAGCGACAGTGTAGTACGTCCCATTAATTTTCAACAAGCATTCGGCTTGGATAACACTCAAGTCCTCGGGAAGGCCGGAGGTAATCGTAACCGCTGTGCCGTTGACATTGCCTACAGCATCCCAAGTGTGTTGAGGCAAGACAGCAGTATGGTTCCAATCAGCGTCCCAGCTAATAGCTGTCCCGTCCCATTCCTCAAGAGAACAACTGCCCTCCGCGGCCGCTGTGATCCGGCAGTCAAATCCATTTACCATAACTCGACGACCGATCTGGAAGAAGTCGAGATTGAATGTACCGGAAACCGGCGTCATAGTATTAGTGCCGGAAAGTCCTTCAACCAACTCGTATCTATTGTCGCCCAGGAAAGTGGTGAGCATAGATTGACCGGAAACAGTCTCCGTTCTCAAGAACCAATAGGAAGCACAGCCCTGATTGTTCATAGAGATAAAGTCGCCATCGGGATCGCCGAGGTTGAAACCCCCTGTACGATCTACTCGTTGCTGTCCGCCTCGAGTTTCATAAGACCCTGCGAAGTAACTCGTCCCCCAGAATTGATCACCAAACCCCAGTTCTTCATACTTAATTTTACCCGGTCCACTGAAACGAGAGTTAGCTGCAGGCACACCTACATAACGATACACCTTACCCTTAGTGAGATAAGGGGTGTCAGACACTGCTTGCGCATTGATGATGGCAGCTGTGTCGTCCGTTGTGCCATCACCCACTGCCCCATGGTAGTCCACCCATTCAGGCGTCATGTGGGTTTCCGCTACCACGGAAAGGAACGGGGAAGAGGGCGAACCTAAATTCACATTGGAAGTGAGTGGACGGACCAGGTTATTCTGTACTCGAACAATGCCAGCTTGTGTACCCGCACTCGTAGGCTCAAGGTCGATGTACCCTTCTTCCGCTCCTGCAGTATTATCAAGAACACCAAACTGGATAGAACCATAACCAGTGCTACCATCTTCATCATCTCGGCCCGAACCGCCGATAACAGCAACAACGCCTGAGTCTTTACTTGAAGTAAGGAACACACGACCCGCATCCCCAGGGTTACCAGTAAAGGTAGCTGCAGGTGCATTGTCTGCGATTGAGAGAAATGTCTTGCGCGTGATTGTTTGCACTTCATTCGTGGCCACCAGTTCCCCATCGGGATCAGTAACCAAAGCTGTAATCGTAAGCAACGCGGCGTTAGCTTCAGCTACGGTAGTTGACACAATCAACCCTGTGCCATCATCGCTAAACCCTATAAGCCTGCCCGCACGATTAGCCGCCGAAGAGGTAAGAGGACTCAGTGGAACATCTTGCACAACTTTCACTGCACCAGTAAGCGAACCGTATAGCTCTTGAATGAGCATGTACAGTTTGTCCCACACCCCCATAACCACACTGGCATCGTACCGAGTTTGGTTAGTAATATCGACCAACTGCGTTTGCGTAGTATCTCGGTCAATCCGAATTTTGAAACTCGAGCTGAGTGGCAGACCGACCAGAGGATAAGTAACCACCGTAGTCTGAGGAACAAGGAAATCCGGAACCGAATAATCAGCCGGATCAACCACAGTCTCTTCGTCAGTTGCAATCTCAATCAGAGTAACAATAAGCTCACTGGGAGAGTTGACCGTGAAAGGTACTGGCCACAAGGTAGTGGCACCATTACCTGTTGCGGTAATGCTAGTCTGTATAGTTGTAATAGTCATTACCGTGTCTCCGGTAGTTGCAAGGATGTGGCTACTTGATTTTCCACTGCATTCAATGCTTGTCTCAGCCAAAACACGTTTTGCCACGGAGCCATAAGCCGGGCTTGGTGTAATGTAGATTGTGTTGGGGAGTCGATGCCTGTGATAACACTGGCTGCTTTCTCTCCCAAATCAAAGCTCGGGCCAAGCGCCGCGCCAAGTAGGTTGGTCGCCCGCCGACGAGTTGTCCGCTTGTTCGCAAAGGTCACGAGATTCTGCGTTGCCGGGATACGTTGCGCAATTTCATACGGTTCAGAGAACACACCAAGCAAGCCTGAACGGGAGATAGCTTCGTCCATCCACTGACCTTGGTCAAATTTATTGGCCTCTGCCAACGCAGTGCCTCCTACGCTATTAGCCCAAAGATAATAGGAAACCGTTCCTAATGCAAGGGAAAAGGCCATACCGTTGACAAGAGCCATATCAGCCTGCTGTGCTCCAGACAACAACGAACGATTTGTTGAGGCAAAGGTGAACGACTTGAACTGACCCAGCATAGAGAACGCCATATTTTCATCCATCCACGATGGCATGTCTGCGCCAGGAGTGATGATGATTGAGTCTACATTTCGGTTTACCGCTGCACGGAATGCGCGGATGGTTCGGAGGTCTTCCCAATTCTCCGTATTCGGCAGAAGGAACCCATCGTCAAAGAGATCACTCCCTCCCTCACGCTGCATCTCATTCCACATGCGGTTCGCCATTTGCTCGTCGATGCCGCTTTGCGCCAGCATGGTCTTTGCCGTTTTCATCTGTTTAGCACTAGACTTCTGCTTCCCCAACACCACAGCCATAGAATTGGTAAGTTCACCTATAGTAACGCTCGCAGCAATTTGCTTCATCTCAGCTGTCCAACGATCGAACCCGGCGACAAAGCCAGTCTTATTCGCAGCAAACCCGATAGCCCGCTCGCCTACCGTTTTCCGTGAGGCATAATCATCCATCACATCCATCATATGCTGCACGCGATTGTGCATGACAGGGTCCCAGGCTACGCCAATGCGACGAGCCTCGGCACGTGTCAACTTAATCCGCTCCATCCCCTTGGCGTACATCCCCCAGCCATTGGACAAGGTTTTCGCAAAGCCAAACCGCATGACCGGGCGACCAACATCCGGCACACTGGATAAAGCAACACTGCCCATATACCTTGCGACGTTCATATCTTTCGCCACTCTTCCCATACGATACATAATCCCATCTGGGTTTTTGGGCACACCCCGCTGGTGACGAAGGCGGGATACAACCACTCGCATATCCTCTTCCACAGACTTCTGCTTCCGGTTCAATGCGATGATGATGTCGGCTCGCTCATCCTTTGTAATAGGGACAGTCTCAACTTCGTTCAAATCCACTGGACCACCCTCGGCCCATTGCTTGTACAACGCCCGCTGTTTTGGCCGAACGTCGCTCTCAGACAGACGGGCCCGAAGACGGCTGAAATCTTCCCGCATTTCTCGGAACACAGGCGCTGCATTGACGCTACCAGTAGCACGATAGAGTTCAATGTCGGCAGAGATTTGACGAGTGTAAATTCGGGACAACCGTTCCATATCTGTCTCGAGGAATTTGGACTTGATCTCAAGAGGAATGTTCAACACCCTTGCCTTCTCTGGTCCTCGCTTACCGTTGAGAATTTCCAACCCTGCAACAGGATTACGTAATCCTTGAATTTGCTGGGAAAGTTCTTCCCCCATTTCCTCCGCATGGGTGCGGAAGCTGGCTTCACCTCGATCAATATTGAGGTCTTCTGCCCCACGCGCACGCCACTTAGTATCAAACGCATCCTCGAGGTCGATAAGGTCGCCTTCAATCTGCCGCTTGAGTTCTTCCAAGTTCTCCGGGCTAAGTTCTTCCACCCGCTGTTCCAGCTTCTCCGCGCGCAAAGCACGACGAGCGTTAAGGTCGCGTACCCGCACGTTGTTCAGGTCTTGTACGGAGCGGAGCATGTTTTGCATACCTTCGACATCGAAAGACTCAACGTTATCAATCTCACCGATCAGTTGCTCGGCTTTGGCATCCGCCTTAGCACGCCGCTCACCGAAGATCATAGCCTTATTATATGCTGCAAACTTTTGCGCTTCGGTCAGAGGCTTCTTGTACAGACGGGCGATCTGCCGATCCTGTGTCTCCACCTTCTTCATGGCATTGCCTAGTTGCTTGAACAGCTTTTTCAACTTCGCTCCTTGCGCAGGTTCACCAACTTTATCCAACTCCTTCCGCAACCTCATCCCGGCGTTGAGCACGCGCTCGAGTGCGTTAAGGTCTTGCACTTCCAGCTTCTCAATCCGGTCTAGCAGTTCCTGTTGCACATCCTCGGACCGACCAGCGGCAAGGTTAAGTTCACGCTGCTCCGCTTTGAGGTTTGTCAGCCGCTTCCGCTGTTGCTTGAACGTAGGGTTATCATTCCGAAGATCGGACAACTCCTCTTTCAGTTCTTGCTCAAGCAGGTTCGGCTCATCCTCCACCGTAAGCTTTTTCGCCTCACGGATTTCCCGGCCCAAGCGCAGCTCTTCTTGATGCATCGCATCATACTCAGGATCATTGACAAGTTCGTCAATCTCCGACTGGATGTTTGCGTACTCTGCACGTGCCTCACTTGCTGTGAAGGACATGTTGTGCAGCCTGCGTTCGTACTTTGCCCGTTTCTTACTGAACCGTTCATAGTCTTTCGCAAAAGCGTTTTGGCTTTGAAGTTCAGCATTGTCACTCAACATCTTAACAAAGCCTGCAGGGTCTTCTGCAATTTTCGTCTCAGAGAATACATGATTGACATACTTATGCGCGTCAGGTCCAAGGTTACCTTCCGGGTCAAACAGCTTTCCTACTTGATCCCCTCCGATCTTGCGGAACTGATGTGCTTCTTCGGCGTATTCCACAATCCGCGCAGAAAGGTTTTCCCACGCTTTTGCCGCTTTATTAATCTCTGGGATTTCAGATGTTTCACCTGTTTGCGCAACACGAAAGACTTCATTGTTGAACTCTTCGTTAGACATCTTACTTTCTGGATTGGATAGCGCAGCTTTGACACGAGCGGACATTGCTCCTTGAAGTTCGTCGTCAGGACGACGGTTGCCAGTAATGTAGCGAGAGAACGAGTCGTCCAATTCCTGCAAGAACTGCCCTTCCAGAGCATCGTACTCCCGTACCCTCGCCTCGATTGTACCCTCACTCGCATGAGGACGAAAGTTAACATTGTCGTCTCCGCGCAAACCAGCGTCTGAAGCCTGCAGCATAAAGCGACGGGCGGCAGGAGACTCTGTCTGCATTCCCACCCGTGTAACAGGGTTGAGCTTGGACAGGTACTTGTTCAGTATGCGTGAGACGAAGTTAGGGCTGTCAATACTCTGCGCCGGACCACGACCCCCAGCAGACAGGGACTGATCATCCGTCCGTGCGCCTGAATACTTCGTCCGCGCGGCTTCCAGTCCTTCCTTCTCCGCAATCTCGAGGAACTCCAGTTCATCCGCATCCAGAGCCTTCTTCTCCGCCTTCGGCATCTTGCTCGGTTTGGGCAGAATGTCAACACGAGGCTCGGGGTTGCTGCCAAGGGGGTCAGTGTACTGTATGGCTCCTGGCCCTTGGCCACCACCCATATCACCCTCGAACAACTTCTTCTCTGCCGGAGTCATATACTTCGCAGCGCTACCCAGCAGTCCACCAAGCACCGTACCCGCAGCGATGCCAAGCAGTGCATCCCGTCCGGTATACGTCTCACGAGTGGCAAGCAATGCAAGTTCATCCGCAGATGCAGCGGCACCAGCATAGGCCAGCGTTTGCGCTACCCCTTTAAGCCCACGTGCCTGACCGATGAGCGGAATAGCGAGGGTAGGGGAGATTGAACCAGAGACAATCTCTGCGACCAACCCTCCGCCACCAGCGGCTTGCAGGATTTGCCGATCGGCAGTCTCCTTACGAATGCGATCTTCAATAGCTTTGAACTCATTGGGGGATTTGGCCACTGCGAGTTTATCTGAATGGTCCAGCCAAAGATCGCTTTGCCTCCCGTCTTCAACTGGATCATACCCCGGTTGCTCAGGAAAGGTCGGGCGTTGGAGGTAACGCAAACTACTTACGACAGGGTTAACCCCTGCAGCAGCGCCAAGCGTAGCCAGTACTCCCGGGCCTTCCTCCTCCGGTGCATCTCCGCGCCCAAACCCGTAGGCAACTCCTTGCTTATTCGGAACGAAAACCATTCTTAAAATCCTTCCAGTTCTTTAAGCAATCGTTGCTTCTTCTGTTCAAGTGCGGGAGTGGCCAGTCCAGGGAACAAGGTGCTGCGCGCCTCTTCTAGTTCCTTCTCCACTTTCGCCAATTGCTCTTCCACTTCCACTTTCAATCGAGTGGGAACAGGGCTATTGAAATTACGGTCAGGGTGAAGTTCCCGCAGTTCTTCTAGCTGCTCTACAGTCGCATCGTAGTCAGCAACCTCCGCTTCTGTCGGTTTATCATGTGACATAATCCGGGCTTCAAAGGCTGCCTTACGTTCTTTGAGCATAGCAACCTGCGCATTCTCGTCGATACGTGTGCGCATCTCGGGAGTGATTTCAGCGGCCCAGCGAATTGGCGCCCCATCATCATCCAGCATAACTTCAACCACACCCTGATCGTTGAGGAAGGCGACTTGATAGGACGCGTTGTTCAGCCCTGCTTTATCCTCAGCTTGATTGAATGCTTTACCTTCCTGCGCAGTTTGCGCATCGGGCATAAGCTGAAATTCCACGTCTGCGTCAAAGCCCAAATCATTTCTCGCCTGCAGGTCAATCCAGTCGTGCGAGCCTTGGATAGTTTGATAGAAGGTTTCGGGCGGGAACTTGGAAAGGGAGCGTCGCCCGCCAATTTCACTAACCGCCCAGTGTTTCTTAATCAACTGATCCGCATACGCTTTCGCGCCCGCTTCATCCTGCGTGACGAGATAGCCCTCAGTATACGCGGTTTGGTAGTCTTGCCGCAAGGCTGCGGATTGCCCAATAGTCATAGGCATAGAGGGTTCATCACCGGGCAATGCGGTTTCAAAGACTGAAGTAATTTCCGCATCGGTCACAGTTTCGGAAAACAATTTCCGCCCTTGCTTCCTCACTTCGTTCACTGCCTGGCTTTGCGAGGGATCATTCACCACCTCAAGGCGTTCTCGAATTTGCTCAGGGGTGTACATCCCACGCAGGGCATTAACCAATTCCACTTGCCGCTTAGCGTTGTCGGACAGACCGCTGGTCCGCTCCAGCACGTTAGGGTCGGCAGAAGCTGCTGTGGACAAAACACCCAGTGCATATTCCCGAGATGCTGCATCATTACCAATTACCATAGAGTTCAACTGCTTGGCAATGTCGGATGGAAAGTACCCTGCACGACTAGCGATGGGGAGAAGAGTCTGTTCCGCATAATCCGTATCACGCGCCAGTACCGCTTCTTCCCCTTGATTACCTAGCAAGGAGTTCAGGGCTTTGTTATCCTCGAGGGAAATGAACCCGCCATTCGTCAACGCTTCCCGAACTCGATTGGTTTGGCCAAAGTCATTCGCAGCTTGCTTGACAATGTTCTTCCACTTAGTCACATCAGTAGAATTATCCAATTGCCCTGACTTGATCAAGTTATCAAGATCGGCCAAAGTGTATTGGTTCTGCTGCGCTTGCATCATAAGCTGTTCAGTCTGCGCTTCCTTCTGCTGCTTTGCCGCAAGCGCCACATCACGATCACGTGCAGCCACAGCCGTTTGCGCTGAATTAGCCAACGACAGTTTATCCGTGAAAGAAATGTTAGCATACTTGGGGTCGTTCCAGACATCCGGTCCAGTGCTTGAACCAGTTCCGCCTCCAGCAATCCCGGCAGAACCACTGATGATATTGTAGAACGCATCGTCAGACATTGTACGGAAAGCTTCCCAGCCGCCACGCCCATCGTGCAGTGCATCCTTCATCGAGACAATCAATTCCCGATTACCTGACGTCAGCACTTGATCGAAATTAGGTTCACCCGCACCTACTTGACGATTGTAGATATGACGAGCATAGTCAATAGCAATGCGATCTTGAGCTTCGGGGCTGAAGTCTGTGACAGGATTGTCTGGGTTTTTCGCATTGTACCGTTTAACGGCTGCGTCCCATGTAGAAGCAAGGAATTGATACTTGCCTGCTGCAGAGCTTTTCTTCCCTTTGTTTGGGCCTGATGTGATTGTGACATACTTCCTCGGATGGTCTGAGAAGTCGGTAATCTTTTCTCCACCATAAATCACGTCATAACGGTCGGAGCTTTCTTCCCGCGAAATCGCATTGAGAATACCCCGTTCGTGGGGGAGCAAACCAGCAGCCACGACATCGCCCTCAGACTTAGGCTCGACCGTGCCCTTGAAGTCTATGGCGTATTCGAGTTCTTTCTGATACTCCACGCGGTCAATGAACGCATTGGCCTGGTCGGTCAGGTCACGCTGGGCCGCCGCATCCAGATCGGACTTGCCGATAAGTTCCAGCACGTTTGCCCGCGCTTCGTCCGCAGACATATCACCGGTAAGCACAGCGCTCGCCTGTGTGTTCATAGTCTGGTTAACGTCCTTGACGAACTTCTCATTCCCGGCAGTGTACTCGTAGTTAAAGGCGGACGTGATAGCCCCCTCTTCATATGCGGCGACCTTAACGCGATACTCGTCTTGCAGTCGCGTGGGGAGGGACTGGATAAACTCTTCACTGGCCACAGCCAATTCATCGTTCGTCTGATTGGTAATGCCGGCAGCACTTTCACTTGTGTTCCGAATACGTTCAGCTTGTACCCGGTTCTGTTCCCCTTGCCAACGAACCCAGCGCTCTTGTGCGTCAAACCCTTCCGTCTTTTCCGCGCGTTGCTGTACGCGAAGGGACATGGCCTCCACGGCGCTTGTGGCATCATCCATGGCCCCGCCAAGGGTATCCAAGGCACGAGCGACGCCCGCCCCGAAAGCGTTAGGGTTAGCCCTTTGCGAGCTATACGTCTTAGCAGGACCACGTCCTGCAATACGATCACCAATAGCCATTAGACCACCAACCTTCTGCTGCGAATTTTGCTTACCTTGGCCGCGCCCGAGATAGCGGAACTGCCAATGTTAATGCCTGCTTCCAGGAATGCGAAACGACCAGCTCGATCGGCTTGATCAGCTTCCGAGCGGAAGTCGGCCCCTTGTTGCCGGAAGTTCTCAGCCCTATCCGCCCCTTGCTGGATTATCAGGGAAGTGTCCCGTGCCGCAAGTTGCGCCTGTGACTTACGGGAAAGTGCGTAACTTCCACTGCCGAGGTTCAGCCCACTTGCAGCTTGATTAGCAAGCAATTCCCCCATTTCAACTTGGGCAAATCTCCCACGTTGCTCAGCTTCTTCCTGCGCCTGCTGACTTGCATCGAGCGCATTGTTCTCTGCGATCGTTGCATTGTTTTCAGCCACCCTGCTTTGGTACTTTGACATCTGCACACTGGAGGCTAGCCCTGCCACGGCACTGGCGATCTTAATCCCTGTGGAGATTTTAGCAAAGGTAGCGGCTGTCGCTGTTGCTGCAGTAGCCGTTGCCCCAGCCGCTGCCGCTCCACCTGCTGCCGCTGCCGCTCCGCCGCCAAAAATAGCAGCAAATGCTGCGGGAAATGCTTGCATTATTTCAGCCTTTCGTAAAGATGAATGTTACCATGTTCTGAGTGGAATTCCAGTCCAAAGAACTTGGCAAACTTTATTGTGATAGGGTTGTCTCGTTCGAGTTCCGCGTAGAAATTGTAGGGGTATTCAGAAAAGAACTCGGTTGAAAGTTCCCGCCCTCTACGGATTTGTGGTAGGGTAAACTCTATGTCAGCCATAGGCCCAAACATAATCAATGCTCGATTGGACAGCATAGTGGGGGAAAACAATGCCATGACAGCGAGAAGCTTCCCGTCCTCAATCAGGAGGAACCGCTCACGTGAGCGCTCTTGGAAGTAGTTCAACACTTCCTCCCCAGCGTAGTTTACCGTTTTGCGCAAGAACCCGTCAGGGATGCTATCAACTTTAACCAAATGCATCACTCTTCCCCCACATCTAGCTTGGCAACTAGACCAAGGATACCACAAGGGAGAGGGTAGGCTTGCTCCCAGTAAATTTGAGAAGAACGTTCGTAAGTGGAGTCGATGAAGATACTCGATACATCCGTGCGGATGCCTAGAGTCTCGCCCCAATCTTCGTCACTACGATCCGGCATTTCTTCCAGCGTATCCCAGGAGTCCCCAAAGGCCAAGCCCCGTGTGTTGTAGAGGCGGGGGATAACGCTGAAGATTTTCTTGACCTGGCCCTCGGTTACTTGATTTGCAAGCACCAGTGGAAGGGATGCCCCACGCGCCTTGTACTGCAGGCCTACGTAAATCTTGGTTGAGGGAAAGGGAATAGTGATGGAACCGTTAGTGACCAAGCGGTCAACCTGCGCATCGCCGTCGAAATTGACGGATACGAGCTCCCCTTCCAAATGCCACAAGCCAGTGATCTCTGTAATAGGTACACCGATTGACCACTCTCCCGCAGCTTCGGGCAAGGGAATAGGGTTGGTAGAACGCTGAGGTATCACTTGGTTTGCATCGCGGAGATACGTTGCTGTGATTTCACGAGGTCCAGTATACGCATCAACTTCCAGCTTACCCCCAGCGAAGTAGATAATGCTCCCAACATCAGCTGCGGTGAATACGTCGGCATCAGTGGTTAGGGTTACTGTACCCTCAATGCCGCTAGCGGAAAGTGTTGCTGCGCGGGACTGGGGAAGATAGGCAAGGCCACAATCCACTCCCCAGAAGTTTTCCGCCAAAGTATCATCACGGAAAGGCACGCGCTCGAAGAACTGCTGCCAAGTACCTTGGAGATAACGGTCAACGATTTGGTAGAGGTACGTGCCATCGGCCTCATCAATCTCAATGCAATCCCTGTACAGACCATTTGTCGTGCGACGTGTCCAGCCGAACACCTCTTGCTCCCGCACGTAAGTGAACATGAGCATGGTCCCGTCTTCGCGAGGCATGTAGACAAGTTTGTAAGGATCAGGGCTGTGTACCATTCGACGGATACGTTTGCCTCTCCCGATCAAGTGGGAAGCGAGGATGGATAGGTCTTGTAACTGGAAGCTTTCAGTATACTCGGTGTAAAGCAGGGCATTGACACTAGCGTCATTCTTGGCGACGTAGATGATGTCGAGATTGATCCCGATGGGAGGGGTAGTGGATACGCCCCCGTACACTTGAGGTTCCGCCAAAGCATTGACGCCCGAGACCGCCTTGCCCGTTTCGGCACGAAGTCGCTGGATGGACTCATCCGTAAAGATAAGCAAACCGTTCTGCAGCGCCAATGCGTGACGGATAGGACGAACAGCTTTACTGTCAATTGTGAAACTATACCCATCGCCTGCGTTCACAACCTCAGACACATCATAGTTATCCAAGGCGGTCAGCCCTGGCTTACTCGCCCAAAGGGTAGCAGGGAAATCTGCAGTGGAAAAGTAAACCCCACGCTGTTGGAAGATGCGGAAAATTGCAGGGTGTGACTGATCCACAGTCCCCTGTGTGATAATGTCAAAGGTAGCGCCAGTGCCACCGCCAGTATCGCCAAGTGTAACCGTAGGGCTGGTGTAGCCACTACCCCCATCAATGATCTGCACGCCCGTGATAGTGCCAGAGCTATCCACTAGGGGATAACCGGTAAAGCCACTGCCCGGTCCGCCAATTGTCATAGTGGTTTCTTTGTCGTACCCGGAACCCGCTGCAGTGATGTTGATCTGCGTAATGGTATTTTCGGCAAAGGGATTGAAGTTGCTCGGAGGCGTTTTGCTGAAATCCGGTGTTACGTTGTTGTCAGTGAACTGAGTGCCGGAAGTGGAACCAATAAAGTTCAGCCGCGCACCCCGCACAATCTCAGAACCCGCGTTAAGCACAAGGCTGCGGTAGACATTGTACTTAACTGCGTTGGCAACAGGTGCCCAGTTGAGCGTATAGTACCCCAGCGTAGAAGTGTAATTCAACATAGTGAACTCGAGATAGTAATCGCTGATCACACTCTCAATGCCGTCTGAGTCCACGCTAGTTACAGCGAATGATGTACCGGCAGTGCCTGCGGCAGAGGGGCTACCCGTAAGTCCTGTGGGTGGCGCAAGTGACGCACCAGTGGTAGGGGACTCCAACACCCAATCAAGCGTACTGTTGAATCGCAAGATGCGGCGATCGTAGTTGATGTGCGTAAGGCGAAGAGTATTGTACCGCTGCTCTACATCCAGTGTCTCAAGGTCTTCCCGTTGGTAGGGAGTAGTGACAGTGTACGCTCGTTCCACTGACATTCCGGACACAAGTGCATCCATGGCCGAAGTGTCTACCGGCACGCCACGTGAGTCGAGTAGTTCGAATGTGTTGGCGGTTGAGTTGTCGATGTAGAAATAGCGATTATTCAACTCTTCGAGGCCAACGCCAGTGGCAATACGAACGATGTCCCCATCCGAGTACCCGTGGGAATTGGAAGTAAACACTCCAGGATCGGCCAAAGTTGCAGCAGTTATAGATGCACTGGCTTCCACAACATACTGGTTATTCTGTACAAAGCGCAGCTTGCCTTCCGTGAAGATAAGAACGAAGTCTGCCAACGTCCCTTGAAACCGGGCGAGCCGAGCATCCCGCTCAAAACTCGTAGGCCCGCCCAATTCACTACCAGCTGCAGATAGCAGTCCTCCACGATAATCCACGAACATGTTTTCGGCCTCGGCCACACCGAGTTCGTACTTGGAAAGATCGGACCTTCCCCAGAAACCCTTGTTCACTTCCCCTGTGACAAAGGCGTATAGAATTTTGTTTTCGAGGCTCATGTGGCATTTCCGTTCAATTGCTCGAAGGGGTAGTAATACCGTGTTTCATTCTGCGCCCCCGAATATCCCCGTTGCAGAATATTGTCGGGAACGGTCTTGTATTGGAGGCTTGCTTCGTTCGCATATTCCGTTTGAGACTCGAGCGCGTAGGCTTGCGCATCATTGGTGAGGCGGTCAGACAGTCCCAACTTCCCGTTGATGTTGCGACAGATAAGCGACGCCATGAAGGTCGCTACAGTCAGTACAAGTCCTTCATCCCAGAAGTTCACTTCCTCCTGATCGAAGGTGTAGCGAAGAATTGCCTGCTCTGTATCCGTTACAATGCAGGGCGCACCGTTCATAAACACGCGATCAAAGCGCCCCCAATTCTCCAAACGCTGTGGGGCGAGGAGATCATTCGGTTGAGTGTATGCATAGCAGAACCCAGGGGCCGGATCGGCCTGCACCCAGACTTCATTGAAATCC